CTGCTCGTTAAACATAGGTGCTAATGCAGTTACTCCAAATTTTTCATCCCATTTGTTTTTATGTGTCTCGTGTCCTTCTAATTTAATGCCTTGCACATTACAGTATTCTTTTATTCTCTGGTCTTGTCTTATAGCTTTCTGAAAACCGTTCTCTTCAATAACCCAGTGATAACAGTTATATTTGTCGTGCCACATTTTGATTAAAGCAAAAGCTTCATCTAAACCACCACCCTGATGATTCTCTAAGTCAACTAATGTTAATTTAATTTGAGAAGCATTTGTCTCTACTGCCCATAAGAAACCTGCTTGATACCCTGTAGCTGCAGGGTCAAGTCCTGCTACTAGATATGCACCTTTAGGTATATGACCTAAACCAATATTAGGGTCATAACATTTCTCTATCTGTTCAGGATTAAATAATCTAAGACTGTCACTGTAAGCTTTATTAAGATAAACCATTTCAAAATTCTTTAAACCACCTGTAGTCATAGCATCACGTTTTCTATTTATTAACCATTTAAAAGTTCTCTTACCTGACCACAACATACAATCAACATGGTCTTCTTCTTCAAACTCAGGTATAACACAAAGGCTATCGTGTGCTTCTTCTACTATAGTTTCCCATGCTTCTGACTCTAAAATTGCAGAGTACAAATCTTCAGGATGCTGACGTGAACCTATAAGTACCATAGCTGTATGTTCTTCTTTTCTTGAACCTAATGTAGTTGTCCACCAGTTTTTTGTATTTTCTCTTGACGCTGGTTGCATAGTAGAACTGTGGTCTTCAATGTCATCAGCAATAATTAAGTCACAGTCACGAGAAAGTATCTTACCACCACGACCTATACCTATCATTGTTGGTGATTTAATACCAGCTACTGTTCGTGTTGATACAGTAAATCCACTACGTGACCACATTTTACCTGCTCTTGTTGCTGGTTTAAATGTTCCTCCTGGACCACAAAAATCTTCTTTAAGTTTTTCATTTTGCTCTAGTGTATCCATAACTGACATAACAGAGTTCATAGCAATATCTTCGTTACCACCAACCCACATAATACGTATGTTAGGGTTTCTCATAATAAGCCAAATAACAAAATGTATTAACAATTCAGTTTTACCATGACGTGGTGGTGACAGTATCATTTGCTGTCCACCAGTTAGTAAAGCTTTGTTAATAGATTTTATCCAGTTAACATGAAAGTCTGCAGTTTCAAAAGGTATCCCCATTTCAGTTAAAAAGTATCTGTCTCTAAATTCTCCAAAATCTTTTAAAGATTGTTCTGCGTCATCTGATATCTCCCAGCTTTCAGCTTGCCTATCTTTAGCGTAATCTTCTTGGAATGCACCTAGTAGCCTACTGATATGTGAAGACGTACATTTTAATTCGTCTGCTATTTCTTGTCTAGTTAATCTGCCCTGTATTAAATCTAAAGCATAACCTTCATTTACAAACTTATCATATAAAGCACCACGTCTAACTTGTGTAACTGTGCCTTTGTTAGATTCTTTTATTTCAGGTTCGTACTCTCTACCCTGTTCTTTATAACGTTGTTTTCTTTTTTGCTCACGCCACTTACAGGTATCAGAACAATACTTACGTGCTTTTTGAGGTAACGTATTTTCACATTCTGGTGAAATACATATTATGTTTTTAGTTACCATTTAGTTTTTGCTGCCCAATATGCAGCCGACATTTTACCCTTCTTGATGTTCTTAGCATGCCTTGCTCTAAAAGCTTTATTTCTTTTTGAACCCTTCGGACTACCCTTAACTCCTTTTTGTCCAAATCTAATTAACTTAATTGTGCTACCTGATTTAGCTAACACTGCGTGTGATTTAGAACCATGACTAGGTGTAGCTTTAGGTTTGTTATAACCTGAGAATTTTTCACCTCTATACTCAATCGCCATCTTGAGCCTGTTCTACATTACTGTTATAATCATCTACAAATTTTTCTACTAAAGAATCTATTCGTGATACATTAGGTCTCTTTTGTACAATGACACTACCACAAGCATCTGACAATTCTAAACTCCACTTTTTTAAAGATTGTGGACTATCAAAAATATTTTGTTTTATCTTTGTTTTTTTTCCCATTATTTCTTCTTTTTCTTTTTTGGAAAACCTTTTTTCATATTAGCGTAAGCTTTAGGTGAAATAGTAGAATTTTTTTTAGACCTACTTGTACCTGCTTTTTTTCTTTTATTCATATTGTAATAAAGACCTTTTTTAGCAGCCATTATTTTTTGGGTTTTCTGCCAGTACCGTATCTTTTTTTCTTACCTTTTTTTCCTATTGGCATATTATCTCCTAATCTTTATATTATATTTTATACATCCTAGATTAACACATTTCTTATAATTTGGTGTTATCTCATAATCTTTATTACAAGACGTACACAACAATTTGTTTTTCATTATTTTATTATAGTTGATTAGCCTCTACTTCCTCCAACAAGTGATAAGAAACGTCTAACGTCTTTACGAGCCCAGTCGCGACCAGGTCCTTAATAGGTACGATAAGATTGCGTGAAAAAAAATTTTTATTCTCAGCTTCTATAATTTTGTATTTACCTTCCATTATCCAGTCTACAATGTAGGGTATCATCGCTTCAGGTTGCCAGTAAAGAAGTTCGTTGGTCGGATAAATCCAGTAGAACATAAAGTCTGCAAATGTTTTAAATTGACACCCTATCTGTTTGCTGCCGTTGTCCTGTACTATCTGTATCTCTAGAGCTACGTTACCTGTGTCTTTAGATTGTGTATCTGTTTTAACTTCAACATAGCGTACACCTAGTTCGTTGCTAATTACCATAAGGTCTGCACCTTTAAGCTGTTCATCAGGTCTAGCGTCCTTTACAATGAATTTTCTTTTACCATCATCTTGTTGTGTGTCATAAAATAACTTAACTAGATGTTCACCTTTTTTGCCTACCTGTAACTGTTCTTTAAAATCAAACATATTTTTTCCTTCTTTAACTTGATTATAATTTTACTATAGCTAAGGTTATAAACATAGGCATTACAATTTAGTAGCTTTCAGACATAAGTTGTAAGATTATAGGCAAAACTCAAGCCGATTAGCTACACGGTGTTAACTAGCGTTAAAGGCTATTACTTCACATATTTATAAATAGTCAAGTCAAACAAAAATTCACTAAACTTATTTACTGCGTTGGGAGGGAGTGACACAGGGTTCGTTGCGTCTACAACGCACCTCAAGCGTACTATAAAAAAACATTCTTTTTTCTTACCTTTACTAGCAGTAGTGTGTTAATATAGGACAATAGGAACGGTGGTGTAGGTTACCAATCTATACCTTCTTGATTGTTCTACAATGCCTGTAATCAATCTATACCACAGTTCTTTTTCCAAACAATTACCAGCAATTTTTTCTCTACTTACGTAATGATATATAGGGGGTGTCAGGTTAAATCCCCCCTCTCAACACACATGCATAACGCTACGTACGGTGCAAGTGTTAACTATGTACTATATACTACTTCTCTCCTCTTTACACTACATATAGTAGGTTCTTTGCTAATATGTCCTATCTTTCCTCTATAACCATACCTTCTGTTAAACACCATAGATAATTCCATTACTTATTCCTCTACATACTAACGAAACAATAACATAGAAATAAACACACAAAATCAATACTCTAACAGCCACAACCCAACCACCACCGCTATTAGTATGTTTTGTGTGTTTCTTTATTGTTATTCTTTATTAGTATTGTGTGATTATATATATAGTACTCCAGACGCTTCATAACAGATTAGTAAAGTCAAATTCCTAAAGTAATACTATAAAATAATATACACTCACACACACTCAATAAGTATTACTAATAGGCGGTTTGACTTGACTTAACATGTTAATTGCGTAAGAGTACTATATATAATAAATAGTTATATAAATAATAATAGAAAGTAGGTGTAAATTGGTACAAGCACTAAAACAGTTATGGTATCTTAAAGATGAGGATATCATTCAAAACATATATAAATCATCTAAGAAATGGCTACCCAATAATATGGTATTAGTCAAATTACGTGGTACTCCTTCGTTCAAATTCTCCCCAGAAGGATTAGGTAAAACTAGGTACATGATAGCTAGTGTCAAATCTAATGGAGAATTTAAGAATTTAGGGATATTAAAACAATATGAAGCAGTCGTTCAGCTTCAGGAATTGTGTAAACAGTATCCCAAAATTCTAAATCGTAAGGCGTTCAAGCCAACTAAAAGTGGCACTATGAGTGAAACTTTTATTAAGGAAATAGGAACTAATGCGATAGCAGAACGTTTCCCTAAAGAAGTTCCTACTCTACAGGAAGCTAAAGCTTATATGAATGCTGGGTTTAAAGGTAAACCTCAGGACTACATTTCATAATTGCCCTAGTTATTCTCCCCTTTCATTAGGGGAGTTTAACTTTTTTTTTATCTTAGTATCCAAGTCGTGTAGTCTTACACACCATAATCAGTTCCTATATCAACACATCATCATCATATATAATTATTAATATGCATATACATATGCATTTATACATACATTAATCTACTCTATACTATCTCTCTCTCTCTATACTACTACTACATATAGTGGTAGTAATATTACAATCTACGTGCACGTAGTAAAATAAATATTATTTTTTTTTCCAGATATATATTTAAATATATATCATACGCAGGTCAAGGGAGTCAATGCATAGGGGTTGTCAAATTCTCCTGGTCTATAAGACCCTATGTCGCCTAGGGCAAAATGTTAGATTTTGTTCAAGTCAATTCAAGATTTTGTTTTGACACGACTATATAGAATATGAAAGGTGCGTAATGAAACATAATAAAAAACCTTCTGTACCTAAGTTCAAGAGAACTTATGATGCAGTAGAGAAAGCTGTAATACATACAGAGATACCTGACCTTAATGGTATCAAAGAATATAAATACCCTGTACCTAATGCTATGCCTACGACTTCAGTATGCAAGTACTGTAGCAAGAACTTAGTTCGTGGCTATATATGCAGGGATTGTAGGGAGTTAGAAAACCCTACCATACCAGTCAAAGATACTACAGGTATCAAAGAAGGTCTGGTATTATTAGCAGAAATTCGTGCTAATGAGAGCATGCAACGGCAGGAGGATATGGAGGAGAACGCTACTATATCTATACCTAAGAGAGAAATCACTTATGATACCTGTGGTTTTTGTGGTATGAGTATAGGCTTACAAGACAAGCTATATACTATGCTCGTTACTGTTAAGAAAAGAAAACACAAGAAAAGAATTGCAGTATGTTATGACTGTAAATATTAATTAGCTACCAACAACTTATCCCTACCTGTTCGTTACCCTTTCGTTGCAGGTAGGGGGTAGCTTGTAACACATTATAAGAACGTAAAGCCATAGAAATTGCGAGTTAGCGAGAGTGCTTAGTTAACGATACTAAGAAAAACACTGGGTCGCCTTATAGGTTGGAATCCTATCATTGTGGAAATAACTAATAGTGTGTTACAAGCTATCTGGGGAGATAGTAAGTATCAAACAATACGATACTTGTACGTATGGTGAAGCCCTAGTCTGTAGGAATTATGACGTCCCTGTTTGTAATGACCGAAGGCTAGGGTTTACCTATTTATGGAAGGAATAATATGGAGTGCGATAATTGTAGACAAGATAACTACATAGAGTTAGCAATACATAGCAACGTTAAGAGCAGTGTGCATGTGATAGTGCAGTGCTTTACTTGTGGTTATCAGACTATCAAGAAACAAAATAGTAAAAGGAGGTTAGATAGTGTCTAGTAAAGATGACATCTACGTGTATGTAGATGAGAACATGAAGAGAGATGAGAACATACTGACTGTTGATTTCTTATTTGATAGTGACGTATCAGTAGATGAAGCAGTAGCAGAGGTTGATAAGATTGTATGCCTAGTAGACGGCAAAGATGAATACAAACTTACTGCTCATAGACCTAGTATCTATGCTGTATCACCATTCATTGAGAAGGAGGAATAGTGGAAGCTATTAAAGAAGAAGAGTACGTAGAGCCTAATCATTGGACATGGGTAGGCGATGCAGTAAAGCACAGACAAATCCTAAAGATACAGAACGACCCTTCTTGGATAGAGGAGAGTGAAGCTAATGGTTGGGTAGTGATTGACAATAGTACAACAGTACCTGATGACCTTTGGATATGTGATATGTGTAACAACTCACTTGATACTCTACTACCTATAGCAATATGGTGTGGTAGCAGAGCCATGTGTCAGGAGTGCATGACTAACGTAGAACAAAACTACAAGACTGAATACGACACGTATGAGTATTGTAGCTGTGGTTGTTCAAAAGGAATGACCCTTAATAAAGAACAGGAGGATAGTAAGTAATGGCAGACTTTGGCGATTTTATGAAAGACAACGCAGATGATTACGAACAATTTGCTCGTATGATGGACGCAAAGATGAAGAAGGCAGAGGAGTGGGGACTAGAAAGTATATCTAATGGACTAGCTATGACAGAGTTAGACCTATTCGGTGTAGGTATATTCTATGACCCTGACAAAGATGAAGATGGTAAAGCTGTAGGTAATAAAGACAACAGACGTTTTCATGTAGGAGCACAAGATACTATCGGTGCCATGAAATTCATAGAGGATTACATATGGCAGAGACGTATGAAAGACTTTGCCTTTGGTGTTACTGCTTTCATGTCTCAGGTTATCAAGGATGTACGTGATAAACGTACCCCAGCTGATAATCAAATACTAGAACATGTCAGTCATCTTATGGAGGACGAAGGTATTGATAGTGGAAACACGTACGAAGTGTGTTTGTTTATTATGCAGGTTGTAATGAGCATGATGATGAGTGATGGTAAAACCTTTTCTATGATGTACAAACAAGTTGTAGAACATGAGGAACCACAGATGATAGCCCTTGGTTATCCACAATCTATAGCCTCTATCATAGAAGGCTACAAAGATGCAGACCCTACTGATATGAGACACCCAAGTAATATGGACATGTCTCTTACAGATGAGGATATACAAAACTTCTTAAAAGAAGTTATGCCTAACAAGAAAGACAACAAGAAAAACGAGGAGGAATAGTGGAAGCACTTAAAAGCTACGTAGCTATTACGAAAACAATATTGAATTATCTTAATTCATTAGCGATTTCTAATGGTTACAACAGGTCACTCATGGAGTGGCTATTTAATACTAAAGGTACAGATGAGATGAAAGCTATTGACGGAAGGTTCCCAATCTTTCTAAAGATGGCTATGCCTCATTACCATATAGAAGGAGTAGTTGCACCTATGCATTACAGAACTGTGTGGGAATGTGTACTCATAGGAGATGATGATACAGTTAACGAGAGTGCAACTGTTATCGTAGACATACCAGCAGAAGCTTACGAGTTACTGCCTGATGTACCTGAGGTACAAAATATTACTGATGATGTCATGTCAGTATGGGAGAATATAAAACAGGAAGAGATGACAGAGAACTTCATTAAGGAAGTGGAGGAATTGTTGTCTAAAGAAAGCGAGGAAGAATGACACAAGAGAATACAGTATGGTCTTTACTAGAAAAGGTCATACCACATACACCAAGACTATTGCTCTTTGGTATACCTGGTACAGGTAAGTCATATCAAGCAAGTAATCTTAGTGTTAAGAAAGAACAACAAGTATACACTACTACATTGACTCACGATAGTACGGCAGCAGAATTGATGGGACACTATGTTCCTACAGATACTGGTAGTTTTGAGTGGATTGATGGCTTAGGTATTAGAGCTTGGCGTGAAGGTGCAAGATTAGTTATTAACGAGATAGACCATGCAGGTGCTGACGTAATGACTTTCTTACATGCCTTACTAGATGACCCACAGTTTGCGAAGTTCACACTTCCTAACAAGGATAAGGAAACAGTTAGACCAGCTGATGGCTTTCAAGCAATAGCCACCATGAATGGTGTACCTAGTGACCTAGGTGATGCCTTACGTGACAGGTTCCCTGTAACAATGAAGGTTGATACAGTCCACCCTGATGCACTTAATGTACTGCCTAAGAATATACGTGCTGTGTACAACGACTTTGAACATGATGCGTTCTCTATTCGTAGATGGTCAGCGTTTGCTAACCTTATGAATAGTGGCTTATCTAAAGAGGACAGTGTTCGTGCTGTGTTTCCTAACGAAAGTTCAATGATACTAGAAGCATTAGCCTTACAAGACCATGACAATGAGTAAGCTGTTTGGTAATGAGTTAAGTAAATTAAACTTACCTACTACTCTTACTAACATGTCCCTTATAGGTGACAGAGTTAGGAAACATAAGGTAGTAAGAAAGCATAACTTAACTCCTACTCCTAACAAGAGTGATTTAGTAATAGCTAGTTACCCTTATCTTAACAAGAAGGAGAGTGCTACTGTATCAATCGCTACTGCAATGAAGAAATATAATCTGTTTGCTAACATGAAGTTCCGTAGCAATGACAAAGTTGCTTTGCATACGGCACAGTACATGGTAGCTCATAGATATGTGGTAAGCGACCAGAGTAGAATACTAAATGCCATGGCTAGTGGTCTAGGTTATAGTGGAAACTATCACAAGTTAGAGGAAATACTAAAGCTAAGACAAGAAGAGGAAGACAACCTTACTGATAACGAGCTTAAATTCCTTGACTATTGTAGTGTTGCGTTACCTTACTGTTCAGTAACTCATAACGATAAGATGAGTACTACTGCTGTTGATATGTTACTAGAAGGTGCAAGTCTAAAAGAGGTAATGAGTTTTCTTGTTCCTCATGCACCTTTCTATATGCACGTTAAGAGACAGGAAGTAGCTAGTTATTGTGTTAGTGCATTACGATTGCACTATCCACCTAACTCTAATATACCTGAAGAGTATTTACTTAGAGATGCCAAGCAGTTAACAGATACTGTTAGTCAACTATTTGGTATATGTGCTAATGCTAAGTCATACGTAAGAAGCCTACAACTCACAGGAGATTACAGGTGGAATGAGGAGTTAAAGAGGTACAAAGGAAGACCTCTTAACAAAACACAAATACGTAGGAGAATTAATAAGGTAGTGAGAATGTTAACTCTTAACGACTTAGAATATTGGGATAGGAAACAAATGGCTAGGTATGGATTTGCTGATAAAGATGGTAGATTAGATACAGAAAATTCTATTCAGCTAGCAAGTGATGAGTATTTAGAATTACTTATGAAACAAAGCTTGACTGATATTAATGATACTGTATTAACATTGCCTGATAATATTGGCAAAGAGTTAGCTGATAATATTAAAGAGTCAGCACAACATTACCATGACAGAAACCTTATTGATTACGCTATGAACGAAGGTGGTGTTCATGGTGTAGCTGATGTAAAACGATTTGTTCCTAATCATAGGATACAAAAAGCAATTAGAGAAATTACTAGGCGTAGTAGTGATACAGGTGTAGTGCCTAAGAAAATGTATCGCTTAACTACTGATAGAAAAGTATTCAATGTTAAGTCTACTACCCTAGGTGGTAGCTTAATGATTGACTTTAGTGGCTCTATGAGTTGGAATGAACAAGATGTAAGAGAAGTAATTGACTTACTTCCTGCTGCTAACATAGCAGGTTACACAGGTTATGGTTATAAGATAGATGACTGTGATGGCATGATAGAAGTAATTGCTAAAGACGGCAAGTTAAATACTAAAGCTATTGACAATCTCTATGAACATGGGTACAACTCAGTTGATTTAGATGCACTTAAATGGCTAGCTGAACAACCTGAGCCACGTATCTGGATTAGTGACCAACAAGTTGTAGGTGTAGGAAGTGATGGTAGTCCTAGAAACTTACCATTAGAAAGCCGACATGAGATAGCACAGTACATGATAAAGAACAATATAATCCCTATCAAGGCTAAAGAACTTGTTAAAGGATTAGCAAAACAATTAGCTAGAAGCTAACTGTTGCCGACTAGAAAGAGAGAGGTGTCCTTCCACGCCTCTCTTTTTTTGTATATTATATGCATATGCATAGTTTCTTTTTATTTTTTTTCCATATGCATATGCATACGCATAACCATATGATATACTGTTTGTATGAGTAACATAGAAAACTTGCTTACAAAAGCACTACAGGGAAAACAAGGGGGAGTAACTCCTTGGTATGAGAATATATCTAAAGAAGCTAAACCCTTCATTGATGGTATAGAGCAGATGATAAAAGAAGGAAAGAAACCCAACGCATCAAGCGTAACAAGAATACTTAATGAAGAGTTAGGTGTTAAAGTTAGCCGTTCACGAGTAAGTGCATGGATGTATAAGTTGGACGAGAATGAATAAAGAGTTAGCAAAACTATTAGCTGAAGCAGAAAGCAACACTATCAAAGAGCTAAAGGATACTAATGTTAGATTACTTAAACAATTAGAAAGAGCTAAGGATAAGAAAGCTGACCTGATTGAAGCAGTATATAGTGCAGCTAAAGATGGTATATCAACACTTGATTTGCCTACTTTAAAAGCTCCACCTAAAAGTAAAAAGAAATACAAAGATGAAGAGATTTGTGTTCCTTTATTAAGTGACATTCAATTAGCTAAGACAACTCCTACCTATAGTACTGAGATAGCAGAGGAAAGAGTACTACGTTATGCTGATAAGATAATTAAAATTGCACGCATTCAGGGTGCAAACCATAAAGTAAGAAAGTGTGCAGTGTTAGCACTTGGTGATATTGTAGAGGGAGAACTTATATTCCCTGGACAAGCACATCTTATTGATAGTTCGCTGTATAGACAGGTCACTGTTGATGGTCCTAGAATACTATATGGTTTCTTTAGTAAACTATTAGCTGAGTTTGAAGAGGTAGATGTTTACTGGGTTATAGGTAACCATGGCTCTCTAGGAGGTAGGGCAAGAAAAGACTACAATCCTGAGAGTAATGCTGATAGAATGTTAGGGAAGATATTGGAAACTATGTTTACTAATGAGAAACGTATTAACTTTATAGTGCCAGACAATAACTGGTACTTGGTTGCTGACCTCGGTAGTAAAGCTAAATTCCTTTGCTTTCATGGAGATAACATTAGAGGTAGTATGGGACTACCATTCTATGGATATAACAAAAAAATTCTAGGATGGAAAGCCTTAGCTTCTAACGGATTAATGGAAGATTTCACTCACGCAGTCTGTGGTCACTATCATACACCTACTAATTTGTATATCAACGATATACGTGTATGGATTAATGGTAGTACAGAATCACACAATGGATATGCATTAGAACAATTAGCCAGTATGGGTAGACCATCACAGCATTGTTTGTTTGTTAAGCCTGACAAAGGTGTGACTGCTGAGTATCTAATAAACCTAGAGGAGTAGCATGTCGCACATATGTGTAAGTTGTGGTAATCCTTTATACTGTCAGATGGGGTTTTTGCTTTGCACTAACCCCATGTGCCGTAGGTATAATGTGAAACAATTTACTTTAAACGTAGAGACAACTAATATAAAATAACAATTAAGAAGGAGGAGCTTATGGGCTTTGATTTAAACAGTTACGAAACAGTAGAGGATAGACTAAAAAAGTTTTGGAAAGATTTTCCAAATGGTAGATTAGACACACAAGTTATACATATTACAGAGGATGGAACATGCGTAACAATAAGGTCTGAAATATTTAAAGACATGGAGGATGCAAGACCAGTAAGCACTGGTATAGCACAAGAAACTAAAGGACAAGGTGGATTTGCTAATGCAGATGCTTGGATGGAAAATGCCGAAACTTCGAGTTTAGGTAGAGCTTTAGCTAACTGGAAGTACCAAGGTAGTGATAAAGCTAGACCATCAAGACAAGAAATGTCTAAGGTAACGCAGGCACAAACCCCAGTCAAAGAAAGTAAACCTACACCACAGG